GCAGTTTTTGGAGAACTCCTCAATACTCGCTCTAAGAAGGAGTTGTACGTCGGGAGTGGTATTGTCTGCTTCATCGATGATGAGGACTTTATGTTTCGACTTGCTTGTGAGAGATACTGTAGACGCAAAACTCTTGGCACGATTCCGAACTGTATCAAGAAACCTTCCCTCATCTGATCCATTAATGACATAATAGTCTGCCCCTAATTCATAACATAATGATTTAGCAATGGTTGTCTTTCCAATACCTGCAGGACCAGTCAGAAGAAGGTTTGGTATCTCACCTTGAGCAAGAAACCCCTTAAACATCTTCTTGGTTTCTTCAGGTAGTATACAATCATCGACCTTCTCAGGTCTGTATTTTTCCACCCATAAGAAGTCATCCATTTACGTACCCCTCATGTAGTTCACACCCAATATAATGCCTATTGAGTGAATTTGCAACCCTAGCAGTAGTACCTGAACCCATGAATGGATCCAATACTATGTCACCTTCCTCAGAACCTGCTTTAATACATGGTTCTATGAGGTCTGGTGGGTATACAGCATAGTGTCTCTTAACTTTGCTAGGTTTGTTAGTGACACTCCAGACAGATCTCTTATTCTTAGTAGGATAACTTTTTGTAAGACCACTATGAGGTTGTAAACCTGTGCCTGGATTGTGATACTTACCATTATCTCTCTTCCTAGTACCCCAGTCCTTAGCAGGTTCCTTTATCGCTTCATTGTCATAGAAATACTTCTTGTTCTTACTTAAAAGAAAGATGTATTCATGTGACTTAGTGCAACGATCACGTACACTCTCTGGCATGGGATTAGGTTTGTGCCAAATAATATCCTGACGTAGATACCAACCGTCTGCACGTAGTGCAAAGGCAAGCATCCATGGGATACCTATAAGGTCTTTTTCTTTGAGTCCTGGTAGTTTATTTCCTCTACGAGGACACACATCTGGTAGATCTTGCTTTGTATTTGAGACTGTTTGTTTAACCAGTCCTTGTCCTCTACCTGGCCTGTAATTATAGTAACTATCCCCAATATTAACCCAAAGAGTTCCGTCATCTGCAAGCACATTTCGAACCTCCCTAAACACTTGTACCAACTGTTCTATATACTCCTCAGGAGTATTCTCTTGACCTATCTGATCTTCTTCATCTCCATAGTTTCGGAGACCATAATAGGGTGGTGACGTGACACACATACGTGGTCTCTCAGTTATAGTTTTGAGAGTCTCTCGACAGTCACCAACTAGAATAGAATCAATACTCACTATCAGGTTCCAACGCAATGAGATACTCTAAAGAACTGACGTAATCTTCTGCACCCTTTGTTATAACACCTGTGAACCTAGCAACCTTTGCAGCATAGATATCCAAATCATATGCAGAACATGGTGTATATTGACCACCCCTGAGGTTAATGACAGAGAGATTCTCTATCTTCATACAGAAACAGAAGTCACCTTCGGCCTTACCTAACTCAATCTCAAGTGAATTGGAAGATGAGTTACGCTTATCAGTCACAACAGCAGTGAGTACACCCTTCTCACCAGTAAAACATATATCTGGGAGTTGATAGGTACTAGCAGCACGTTCTATCTGTAACAATTGTGAGTGTTGTAGTACTGTAGAGACTACAGGAGCACCCAAATCCTGAATAGTTTCAGGTGGTGTTGTTACCATGCGTGGTTCAGCATAGTAATACTTAATCTTACTACGTTTCTGTTCCAATGTAACAAGATTATCACCAAAATTAATGTCTGGTTTGTCATCTGTAGCAAGTATATTAATACTGCTGATCAGATTAGATAGATCATAGATAGGTGCTTGCTTAGGAAACGATACCTGCTTAAAATTAGCACTGGCAAGAATGTTCTTGTTGTTACTAATCGTCGCTACCTTATGCCCTGGATTAAAAATGATAGAAGGGTTGATCTGGTTAAAAGATCTCAACACTTCCATCTCATACTCAGTAAATTTCATAATCATTCGTAGTCCATTAGGGATGGGGGTGTTCCAATTTGCTCTGGTTTGTCATTGGGATAGGAGGTACCAGAGAAGTAGTATAACAGTATAGCATAGTGTATGATTTTTAGCACGTCACTTTTATGCTGACTCTTCTTCTTATATCTGGATGCATACTTAATGATGTTTGACTGACAGAATTGTTCGGCAGTACCGATTGATTCCAGTAAGTCCAGAGTCTGCACCCCCTTCTCCTCATTGGAGTAGTGTGATCGGTAAGTGGAGGAAATATAATCCTCCACCACTTTGATCGTATCGTCTTCTCTATACTTCATTTAATTCCTGCAATAGTTCTGCATCGGATACATCCACTTTAGCATCAATTTTGGTGTAAAGTTCTAGGAATGACTCTTTTGTTTCATCATCGAAACGATTTAAGCATACCTTGATTGCCTTAAGTCTATCACCAAAGATAGCAAAAGCACGTATCACATGGACTAGACGACGAGTACTTATAACTTCATCCACTCCACCTTCAGCGAAGGTTTTACGGATGATTTCTGCCCATGTACATAGGTTAGTAATGTACTCATCGTCACAACAGTCCAACTCGGAACAGTAATTGTTGAGAAGTTTCTTCTCCACCACTGGTGAAGGGTACTCCTGCTCAAATGTGAGAGGGAATCTCTCTAAGAATGCTTCATTAAGCACGTTTGTTCCGACGAAACGCCCATCATCAGACCCTTTACCCTTAGTGTTTGCAGTTGCAACCACTGTGAATCCAGGAGCAGGATACACCTGCTGACCAGTCTTCTTAAGAAAGACACCTTTTCCCTCCAAAATGGATTGTAAGCAAAGGATCTTATTACTAGCGAGGTCTAACTCATCCAATAACAAGACTGCACCACGCTGGAGTGCCTCAATCACAGGACCATTATGCCATACAGTGTCACCATTTGCAAGCCTGAACCCACCGATCAAGTCATCCTCATCAGTCTCTACAGTAATATTAACTCTAATCAATTCTCTCTTTAGATTAGCACATGCTTGCTCTACACCAAAGGTCTTACCGTTACCTGATAAACCAGTGATGAATACTGGATAGAAAACCTTTGACTTAATGATCTTCTTAAGGTCACTAAAGTTACCAAAAGGTACGTAGTTAGAGTCTACATCAGGTACCAAGTTCTTAATCTCCACTGCTGGTGATACTGCTGGTTGCTGGAAATTTCTTTCTAATGCTTCAGTAACGGTAAGATTCCATTTACCTTTACCCACATTATACTTCTGAAGTCTTTTCTTAACTGTAGCATAAGAGCAGTTATAGTGTGCTGCTGCTTCCCTCAATGCTGGTGTCTGTACCTCTTCACCGTGTCTCTCTGATAAGAATGCTACAAGATCATCGGATGTGACTGGTACTGGTTCGAATGGCATGTGTTTCTTTTGTTTGTATGTGTTTATTATAGGGCATAGAAGGGGGGTTGTGTACCCCCAGTGGACACTATGCAATCTGTCCTGCGAAGGTAGCAAGGATGCGACGGTTGTTAACCTTCTTCTTTAGTGCTTTCTTAAAGGCAGTACGAATCTGACCCTTAGTAGCATCCTCCTTGACCTCCATAGAGACCTCCTCACTGCTATCATTTGACTGAATAACATACAATTCATTGTATGAAGTGTCTGTAATAACCACAGACTTATTCTTAGACCACTCCCTCTTGTACTTCTCAGTACTCCAGATATCATTCATCCTTAAGAACATAGAAAGATTTCTTGGTTGACAGATTCTGAACCCTAAGACACTAGTACCAGGATTATGATCCCTAATGATACGAATAAGTGTCTGAGTTAAGGAAACATTACCATTCTTAATGTCTGAATAATAACGACCAGTCTTTCTATCACGAATACATGTACCCCATCCTATTGCATTGCAGTAAACACGATCCACATAGTTGGTTCTCTCATGACCATACCCCATACAGTTTGCTTCACCATCAGTGAGGACTACAAGATGTGTCTTCTCTACGTTATGTGCTGCTTTCCACTGTGGAATCAATTCATTTACACAAACTAGACCCTCATTCAGTGGTGTTCCACCTAGTCCTAAGAAATGTGGTGGTCTAGGTACAGCTTTAACCTCACCATAGATGCCATAATAGTAACCCTCATAATAGTATGCAACACGATAGAGGTTACGGCACTGTCTTTGGAAGTCCTGCTTATTACCTTTACTAGTTAAAAGGTTGCAAAGTCTAAAACGATCCTCTATCCATAGTTCTCCTTGCTTATGATCCAAATCAGGGTAATCCCATGGTTCCTCATGTGTTTGACAGTAGTATCCACCATCAGAAGTGAAAGTATATACATCAAATGGGATGTCAACCTTCTTACAGAACTGACATAAGTTGATTAACTGATAGACTGTATCAGATATTTCTCTTGACATAGACCCAGACCAGTCAAGAAGGAAGATAAGACCATGATTCTTACCATCTGTTGTCTTAGTGACCCTTTTAAAGATATCTTCAGCGATTTTATAGTTGTGTAACTTACTTGTGTCAATGACACCAGTCTTAGAAGAAGATGTACGTGCGTAAGTACTTGCTGCTTTCCTGCATTCGAACTCTTTTACAAGATAATTAACATCTTTCTTAGTTCTTTTGCAGAATTCATTAAACTTTAGGTCTATCTCGTTAAAATCTTCTTCATTATCGTTCCACCACTGCTCTGCCTTGTCCCAGATGATCTTATTATCAACAACAATAGTGTCTAGAGGTACTGCTGGAAGATTAACATAGGTAACCTCTCTAGCACCTCTTGCTTTTAGGTTCTCCATATTACCGTTAAAGCATTCTTGAGTCTCTACAGTCTTAAGTTGCTCCTCAGGTGACAAATAATCCATTTCATCTTGGAAATCATCAGCAATGTCCTCTTCTGGACGTGGAGGATCATCAAAGAACCCTCCATCTGGATCCTTATCATAATCATCAGTATCATTATCATCTTCTGTCTGCTCTTCACCTTCACCCTGATCACCTGAAGAACCTGGAATCTCTTCTGTTCCCTCTGCCTTCACTTGTTCCTTCTGTTTCTCAATTTCTTCCTTCATAAAGCGAAATATATCTATTGCTGCGTCAATTGCATCTTGGAATGTCTCTGTACCCTCTACAGCGTCTCTGAGAGGCACCTCAGCGTCAGTAAATGGCATCACTGCATATGCACCAACCTTATAATGAAGGTTGATACGATCTATTAATGATAATTTCCACAAATTTCTGTTCTCAATGGAGAAAAAGTCTCTGTCATTGAGTTGCTGGTAACCTTGATAGAAGTCCTTACCTAAACCAGGAAACTTTCTCTTCATCAACTTCTCTATACGTACGTCCTCTGTAACGTTTATGAACGCTTTGGGGCATGGGAGGTCTTCTAGACCCTCTTCTGGTGTGTATAGGGCATGACCAACCTCGTGACCCACGAGCATGTTGTATACAGTATTACTTGCTTCCCACATTGGAAGGGTCAGAACACGTTTTGCTACATCAAAGGATGCTGTCTCCACATTCTTGTGCTCTACCAACAGGTTCTCTGTGGCAAGTAGTTTTGCTAGGGTTCCTTTGATGTCTGTACTCATGTGATTTCGTATGTATGTACACATTATAAGACCCCCGACGAGGATCGGAGGTCTTTAGTAGACACTTTATCAACTGTCTACGCCTTTCTCTTGCACTTCGGAGTGCTTGTGGTTTAAGTTTTCGCTTCGGTGGCTTCCCCGAATTGTGTTGCCAGTTAGGTGTCGTCATGGATCTTCATTAGAGAGAAGTCAGATTGTTTTTCGAAGGATACTAGCCTGTCAAATTTGTCTAATAGTATATCACCCTTGTGAGAGATGACAAAAAGGTTAGCATCTTTACCTAAACCCCTCAATATCTTCATTAGTTCATCAGTACTACCCTGATCTAAGGAAGAATCAAAAACTTCATCAAGTATTAGGAGGTTGGTACTTGCACTGTTCTTCATCTTAGCGATCTCTCGCCATGTAAACAGTAGTGCTAGATCAATTTTCTGCTTTTCACCCTCCGAAAAGGATGCATAAGAGAAATCATCTCTGAATCTAGATAGTATCTTCTCGTTAAAGTTTTCATCCAACGTGAAATTCACGTAGAAATCCATACTTGTGAGGTATTTATTGATTTTTTGGTTAATTATGGGGATAAACTTCGATACTATCTTAGTCTTGATCCCACCGTCTCGCAACAAAGTGGTGACAGTTTTTAGATTGTCACTCTGCTTGTTCACATTGGCACAAAATTCCTCCTTTTCACCCAATTTGTGCTCAAATCGTACCAAATCCTGTCTCTCTGACTCCAAACTAGTACTGTCACTACCCATACCAGTCATGATGCTGGTGTTCTCCTTGAGAAGTTTCACCTCCTCCTTGGTTAATGCCTGTATTTCATACCTATATCCGTTCACAACTTCGGCCTGTGCCCTCAGTTCCCTGACCTCATCTGAGATTGTATGTATATGTTCAGTGATCTGACTGTGTGCTACCTTAAACTCATCCACCTTACTGGATAATGACCCAATTTTCTCTGTTTTTAGGTCAGAATCTATGGTCTGAGTACATACAGGACAGGTATCATTCTCCTCAAAAAATTTAACATCTTTAGTAGCATTCTCTTTCTTGGAATGCAACTTAGTTCGCATGACTTTATACTTCTCATGCTTCTCTATAGACCTATCCAACAGTAATATTCTAGGGGTGATCTCAGATATCTCCTTATCAAGGGACTTAACCTTAAGTTTGATCTCCTTAACCCTATCTTCATTGTCTTTAAACTTATCCTGAGCAATAGCAGTGTGCTCTTGATCAACCTTCTCCAGATTCTCTATGTTTTTCCTCTGCATGTTGACCTTTTGCAGTGCTATTTCTAATTCATATTCACACTGCCGTTGTTCTTCTTTAATATCTCTAACTCTTTCCTTTAGGAGGAAATTCATTTGGGAGAAGATCTGGATGTCCAGTATATCTTCGATAACTTCTCTCCTGTGACTTGCTCCGAGTTGCATGAATGGGATAAATGTGGATGATCCGAGGATGACGACTTGTGTAAAGGACTTGTAGTTGAGTTTGAGTACTGATTGTTCGAGGAACTTTTGGTAGTCCTTCTGGGCAGCATCTTGGTCAACGAGTTCAGTATTCCTATAGATCTCAAATACATTTGGTTTCATTCCTCTTACTACTTTATATTTAACAGTTCCCACAAGGAACTCAACCTCAACTAGAGTATCCTTTTCATTGACACTATTGATCAACTGACTCTTACTGACTTTCCTAAAAGGTTTATTAAACAGCACAAAGCACAGAGCGTCTAGTATGGTAGACTTCCCTGCGCCATTAGATCCAATAATAAGGGTGCTGCTGGAATCGTTTAAGTTTAACTCAGTGAACTGCTGTCCTGTTGACAGAAAATTCTTCCAACGGATCTTCTCAAAGGTTATCATGTATCGGTGGAAACACTATGTCATCAGGTTGGATGATTGAGTAATGGTATCCGAATTGGTTGCAGTTACGTTTAACATCACCCTCTTCTATCTCCATTACTTTAAGTTGGCGTTTGTAATCATTGGCAATCAAATGCCCATAATATCTCTCAGCATCATCCGATTCTGAGAAAATTTGTACAACACGTTCCTTTAATCCATCATCCCTGACAGCATACACCCCTCCTGAGTTTTTGTCAACCAGAACAAACATTATATTCTGAGAGCCTCCACATACAATGACTTTAATACAGCAAATATCTCATCTTTATTATCAATTTCACTAACACATTTCTGTAGTATAGCAAGAGTGTCTTCAGACTCTATAGAATCATCAATGTCTTCCAGATATACGAACTGATCTTCTATAATTTTAAGATCAGCAACATTAGATTCATTGATCTTCTTGAGGGTCTTGTCGAATAGAACTTGATCCTCCTTAGTCTCAACGATCAACTTCACATAACAACCTTCTAACTCATTATAATTGATCTTAGAAGTCTCAGCATCCTTATAGATGATCTTATGGAACATCTTGTTAGGATTCTTAATAAAAGATAACCTCTTACTACTAGTATTTATTACATGGAACCCTCTTTCCTGACCGTAATCATTCCAATATAGTTGGTACGGGTTACCCAAATACTGTATGTTCTTCTTCCGACTTCTCATATGGAAGTGTCCAGTACATACTAACTGAAATTTATCGAATATGTTTGGGTCATCTCCGTGCTCCATGGTATGTCCAGGAACAGCCTCAAAACCGTTAAGCTCAAGATGCCCAAGACAGATGCTTGCAGTACTTTCAGTGATGCTCTTTGTAGATTCTGCTCGGTTCTCGTCACATATCCAAGGTAGAAGAAGAATATCGCACCCACCAATATGTAATTCCCGTGGACTAGATACCACATCAATGTTCGAGTACTCTGATAGGAGTAGCTCTGGGGAATTAACTCTAAGAGTATTCTTATAGTATATGTCATGATTGCCGATGAGCATATACATGTGGACTCCCCTCTCCTGTAGAGGATCAAACCACATTTCCTTTGCTGCATCTAGTGAATGGAAATTGACATACTTACGTCTATCGAAAGTATCACCTAGACATATTATAGTGTCAATCTTATTTTTATCTATGTACGGCAAAACTGTACCTTCATAAAAGGTACGATATTTTGACACATAGTACTGACTATCATTGCGAACACCGAAATGCTGATCAGTTATCAGCAGTATCTTTTTGCTGGATGTCATACTCTACAACGATCTTCTTGGACATTCTACCACGAGAATCGAGAGTTGTCGAGTGTGCCACTTCACCTTCTGTCAGTACACGTAGCTCCTCTACGAGGAGAGTAATCCTTCTGTCTCGTCTCGATTTAGTTTCCATGATGTTATCATTATTAAATGGTCTTTGGTTAGAGAACTGAGCACTGGATTCCCATCCAGGTCAAAACTCCTCCACAATCCTTTTGAGCACTGCTCGATTGTGAAGTTGCGATGAACTTCTTTTTTAGCCATAGCGGGTGTTACTTTCTACTCTAGATTTAATGTAGTTCATATCGGAATGATTATCATTAGTATCTGAGTGGAAAACCTCTTCGAACCCCTTTCTCTCTAATATTTTTTCCCTGATTGCTTGCTGACGCTTCTCCTTGGCAATTCTCCTTAGATAAGCGTAGTAGACTATTTGGGTAAAGTATGCAAACGGATTGGAGGATTTCTCTGGATCAAAATTGTGTATGTATTGGATGCAATTCTCGATTCCATCCCCTATCATATCTTCACGATACATATAATTTATAAAGTTAGGACGATAGGATAAATGAGTTGCTATCTTTAGAAAACATTCCCCAATGTAATTCGTTACACGAGGTTTGGGATCGCCTGCCTCAGCAGCTTGTGCGATCTTATTACGGTATATAATCAGCTCGTGAAGGAACTTCTTATTGTCCACGTAATGTTCTTTTTTCTTGGTGGATTTCCGTGGCATAAGTACAGTCATATTGTTTTCACGGTTAACATTATATTACACGAAGACAGTCAAAAAATCAAGGGGGCTTGACAACCCGTCAAGAATTAATTATGATCAACACTGTTAAGGGTTGGAGGGACGCTCTGGCTCTTCTTTGTACATCTTCTCTAGATGCTTTCTAGCATCTTCGACCTTAGCAATCAGTCCCATACTGGGAGTAACAGGAACTTGACCTCGTTCTACTTCTGGCTCATGTAATATTTCTTTCTTAACCCATCTACTATACATTCTAATTGCTTCCTTACTCATGGGAGCAATACTTACAACAGCGTCCTCATCTATAACATAAAATTCTTCATCACTAAAGTTCATCCATTTCATAAACCCGACGGCGACCTTGTGTTCGCCAGCTTCATCCATCTCAATGACTTTAGTTTTAGCGGGATGCTGAATAAAAATCATATCATCCTGAGTTTCAGGACATTGAGACACTAGAAGTTCACCGAGGACTTCTTCCCCAGTAGACAGTTTAAGTGTTCCAAAGAACTGTTCATCGTGACGTATGTAATTAATCATGTTTTAACTTAACTTCTTTGATTTCATAATTAAAGTTCTCTTCTTCGTATATTTTAATCCTTGCAGACAAATGACGAAGTGTATAATTACTTTTCGAACCTCTAGCACAGTGGTCAGCGATATCATATAGTACCGCTTGTGCTTTGTTATCACCCTTTCTCAGAACCCTACCAATACTCTGAAGATTTCTTACCCTAGACTTACTAGGAGATGCAAATATCACATTGTGTAGGTTTTTTATGTTAATACCTGTAGAGAATGTACCATAAGAAGCAAGAATGATAGCATCCTTTTCTTTCTCACAGATGAGACGTGCTTCTTCACGCTCCATTGCATCTACACCGCCATGAATATAGAAAATCTTTCGATTGTCTTTCACTTTACTATTTAGCAAGTCCCATAAAGGATCTCCGTGCTTCTCGATGTAGTTAAAAAGGATCAGAGTGTTGCCACGGAGGTCAGATGCTAAATTAATTATTAAATTATTACGTTTTGGATGGGAAACTAGGTAGTCCATCTCTTGTTGGTAGTCATCAAATGGTACAAAACCATGCTTTAATAGTAGGACACACACCTTCAGTGGTGTTAGGTGTCCTTTTTTCATGAGTTCTACTGTCTTGGTAACTTTATTCACTCTACCAAACAAACCTTCCAACACTAACTGATGAGACTCCATCCCATCTAATGTGCCAGTCAATCCAATTCTGTATTTGGCATCGTGGCATTTTGTGAGGATGCCTGCGAGTGACTTCGCTTTATAAAGATGTGCTTCATCCCCGATAATGACACTAAAACGTTTAAAGAACTTACGGGGTTCCTTATAAATGCTCTGCCAAGTACTAATAACGACTGAATGATTAACATACTTTTCTGAACCAGCGGTGATTTTATGTACATCATCTGAATCCCATCCATATGTTTTAAAATCTTTATGCATCTGCTCTACAAGAGAGACAGTAGGTACTATAATTAAACAATTCCTATACCAACCATCCAGATGCCACCTTACTATAGCATATATTATCAGGGATTTTCCCGATCCTGTGGGTGATAATAGAACCTTCCTATTATACCTAAGTGCTTGATAAATTGCTCGTAACTGGTAGTCTCTTGGTTTAAATGGTAGTC